ATAGGACAAACAGAAACAGAATTTCAAAAGCAGTTAAGTCTTTCTACTGATGCAAGCATAAGCCAATTAGATAGAGATGCTGCAAAACAGCAAGCAGAATACCTTGAAGGAATACTTGACGAACTTAAGGAAGAAAAGAAGGGAGTTCAGAAAAAATTAACAAAACAGGGCAACTTTATTGCTAAGGCAATTGCTAGAACAAAATCTGGTAAAGCAGGATTGGAAATGAATGAGAAATTGACTAAGATGTATGAGGACCAAATAAAATATTATGACCAAGTTCTTGAAAATGGCACAAAGGCAGAAAAAGTCGGAGCATTCTTGAAAAAATTTGCAATGCAAGCAGGTAGATTTTTACTCATGGCTTCGATGTATATATTATTATTTAGTTTCTTATTCATATTTATCAAGAAATTTTTCGAAGCCAATTCTGAGAGAATAAAAGAGTTTTATGGAATGGTAAGTGGAATATTTGAATGGTTATTAGGAACAGTTGTTAGTGGTGTTATAGATACAATAAGTGGAATTAGCGCAGTTATTTCAGGCTTACTTGAGGGAGATGTTGGAAAAATATTTTCGGGAGTAATAGATATTGTTTGGGGCTTACTTCAAGTATTGGGTGGTGTAGCATTAACGGCTCTTGCAGGAGCATTGTCAGTAATAGGAGCAGTAGGTTATTCTCTTCTTATGCAAGGAATCGAATGGGGTAAAGGTTTCTTTAAGGCAGATACTTTCCTTAAACGAATAGGAGATTTAATTGCATTAGTTTTGGCTGCTAAGGCATTATTATTTATCATCAGTTTATTACCAGTTTCATTACCGTTTATTATTGTAGCAGCATTAGGAGTTGTCATTTTCGCAGCAGTTAGAAAAATAATAAGTGCAATTCCAGGATTTGCAGAAGGTGGAGTTTCAGCAGGTGGATTAGCAGTTGTTGGTGAAAAAGGTCCAGAATTAGTTAATTTGCCAAAGGGTTCAAGAGTCCATTCAAATACTGATAGCAGAAAAATGACAGGAAGCACAGTAAATAATTTCAATATAACTATTAATGCAAGAGATTCCTCTAAGGCAGAAATGCGAAGAATGGCAGATGAGATTGGAAGAATGATAAGTTCAAAAATTAATAGAAGTACATCTTCAAGCACATTAAGGTGATAACAATGACAAGCACAGTATATTTAAAAATAGCAAAACATTCAGGAAGTAGTGCTAGTATTGATACTATTCCATTGAATGTAACAAGTGTTAGTGTTTCTGTTGATAAACAAATTCCTGCTTTTCCTATTCCTTTAAGTGGTTTAGCAACAGGTGAATCACAAACAGCAGCCTTAGATTTAGGAATGTCTAGTAAAAGAATTAGTTTGCAGGGATTTATTAATGAAACAACAATAAGACGAACACATAAAGAAACAGGCGGAACTGCTGATACTTTAACCTTTACTCCACAAGAAGTTGCTCAATTAATTGCTTCTGGAGTTGATTCTACTGGACTTGCTGAATATCAGGCTATTAATGAATTAGTTATTTTAATACCTTCTAAGGTAAATGAAAATTATGTTGATAGAGGAAAAGCGGCAGACGCTTCAATAACAACTAATGGAACATTAACTGAAAATATTCCATTATCATTTAGAGCAAGAGGCGGTCCGAATGAATTAGATAATACTGGAGTAAGTAGTTCTTTGTCTTTTCCAACACCGACTTCGGGAGGACTTAAAGGGTTCATTCAACAGTTTAGTTGTGAATTAAGTGCAGAAAGTGTTGATATAAGTTTTACTTTAGAATTTGTTGTTGCTTTTATCTTACCTTGAGGTGCTATTATGTCTTATGCTATCTTTACAGGAAAACAACGCTCTCTTGTTTTTCCAATTATGTGTAATGGTTTTTTAACTTT